AAGTTCCATATAATCTTAAATATGCATTTTTACCATTTGATGTTGCACCATCTGTTAATAATAAAGTAACACTACCTGAAGCTAAATCGATATCTTCTACTCCAGATGATCCTTGTTCCAAGATCTGTAAATTTGTGTTAGTGATTCCGCCCCATTGTCCAGCTTTCTCACCTGTTGTTATGATTTCTAATTTTAAATCTGATGAAAATGTTGATGCCATATTAATTTGTATCTATTCGTGTCCAGACCATATCTACACCTGGAATTATTTGACTCCATGTTATTGCTGCAACTTCACCTGTGTCAACAGCAAATTGTGTTGTAGTTAAACCACTATTGACATCTATGTTACAGTCAGCAGTTATTGTAACACTTCCTGTTGCTAAGGTCAATTGATTCGTATTAGGTGTAATATCTACGCTTGTGCTGACATTAGCAGCAGGTAGATTAGTAGTTATACTGACCTGACTACCTGTAGCAGTAAAATTAGAGTCTGCTGTAATAGTTAATGTTCCAAGACCAAGAGTTAGTCTATTTGGATCAGGTATTTCAGAGATTGCATCTGCTGTAATTGCAGGGTTTCCGATGCTTATAGCAAGTTGATTACGGACTACACTTACTTGTACATCAACAGGTGTTTGTGATGTTGCAAATGGTAATGCTGCTATTGCGTCAAATCCTAAACTCATATAAATTCCTTAAAAGGGGACAGTAGGTATGTGGTGGTGTACTGCCCCCATCTAAGAATTATATCATCGTTTAAACCAAGAAGGAAGACCTAAATGTAGACGTTTGTCGAACATATTATCCTTCGCTCCTGGAGTTTTACGATTGTTATAATGCAGAAAAACTTGTACACATTCTTTGCCTTTGAATTTTTCTCTCCAATGTTCTAGCTCACAGCCAGAATAAACTAGCATATCTCCTGGTTTTAAATCTACTTTGACACCCTTCTTACCAACTTCTCCAGATGGCTCTAAATATATAGGCCAATCATCACCACCTAAATTCATAGTTGTAGATATTTCACAACTAAACCTATCTTTGTGTCTTTTAAGTTCATCACCTTTTTTATAAATTCTAGCATATGTATATGCAGGATATAGTTTTAATCCTGTTGCTTTTTCCATACCTGGTTGACATTTAAGTAATAAAGTTTCCATAGCCATATTTGCATATTGAGAATATGTATTTGGTATCTGTTCATTCTCTCCTTCGTAGTATCCTATAATAGTTTCAAATGGTGAAAAATATCTTGTTTGTCTACAAGTGTCGTATACTTGTTTTTGCATTAAAAAATAATTTGCAACAAAAGCAGCAAGATCTTTTGATATTGCTTGACGAATAATTGTATATTTATTTTTTTTAAAGGACATCTTTAGCCATCTCTTTTGGCACTGCTTGTATATTCCAATGTATAAATCTAAATGGTTCTATACCGTGATCAACCGCATATTCGTGTTCCAAGAACCCTGGAAATATAATTAAAGTCCCTGGTATAGGTTTAAAATGAATTAATTCTGAACCACCCCATACTCCTTTCATATCTGGTCTTAACTTTAATTTAGTTGCACGTGCCCCGGTTCTTGGTTCGTGAAAGATTGGATATGATGTCTTATCGCTACACTTTAAAAAGTAAAAACCTGATACGTGTTGATTCCAATGAATATGTGCAGAGTGATGACCGCCACCTTTTTTAGCAAACTCTTGCACCCATAGTTCAGAAAACATTGTTTGATATTGTGACATATCATAACCTTGATGATCTAAATATTCCCAAGATTTTTGACCAATATAATTTCTAAAATCTAAAAAATCATTATCGTGTGTTAATGGTGTTGAATGATGTGATATACCAAAATCACCAAACTTTTTTATATGTTCTTTATTTCTTTTACGGGCTTCAATAACATATTTGTTAGAAGCTTTGTTTAAAGATTTTACAAACTCTGGTTTCTGCTCTGACCAAATAGTTGTGTTAAAATAGTTATTAATATACATTATCTAAATGGTTTTCCTAAATGCCAAACGACAAGACTGTATCTTGTGCCAGCGGTTACTGGTTTAACTCTATGCCACACAAATGAAGGAAATACAATAATAGATCCTTTTGGTAAGATCTCTTTACATTGTATTTTATGTTTCGATTCATCTCGCATATGTGGATCATAGTTTCTAAAATCAAATTCTAATTCACCACCTTTATATTCTGAACCATCTGTCAACTGACAAGTCATAGATAGTTTTCTAATTTTACCATTTTCATTAGGACCTTTATCTTTATAAGGTTTATCCCAACTATCACAATGCCAATCATAATATTGATTTAATTTATATTTTGTAAATTGACAAGACTCACTTCTTTCCCAATCAAAATTCCAACCAGCAGCTCTATTTGCTTTGTGCACATATGGATGTAATTCTTTATATATCCAAGTATCATTTAACCATACTAAATCAGAATTTCTTTTTCTTTTTAAATCTAATACTTCTTCTTTTTTTAATTTTCTATCACCAAACCCACCTGTTCTAGCCATAACTTCTTTTTGATTTAACGCATATTTTATTACTTCATCACAGAACTTTGGTGTTAATACACCACTAAAATACCAATAATAATTAGATATATTCATACGTTATAGTTTGTACAAAATTTAAACTATCCTTCTGATTATTAGTTAAGTAATACATACTAGTAGATGGAAACATGATAAATTTATTATCAGTAAGTTCTATATCCCAACTTCTTCCTTTACGTCTGTTATCTTCGTAATGTATTCGAACACTACAATTTTTAACTTTAACACCATATAATAATGTAAAGTCTGGTGAGTTTCGTAAATCTACTGGATCAATATTAAGTAATGGAATCGTGGTTTGTGTGGGTTTATAAATATCACCCCATGTTTCTTTATTAACAAGATTAACATTATATTCAACACGCATATAGTCAGAGATATATGTGTTTAACATATCCCAAGTTCGGGAAAATAAAAAAGGTGAATCTGTAACGTTTGATTTTAAAATATCGTTTTGTAATTTATCTCGATCAATGTCCCAATCTTTAGGCATTGCTACATCACCGTAATATAATGCTATTTCAGATAAAACTTTCTTTTGCATACCACATACCTTTTTAATTTATGCTTTATGATCTGTCAAGTCCCAAGACTGGTTTGATTCATTCCAATCATAATTCCATTCATGAGTTGTAGCTTCATTTTGTGAAAGTTGTTCAGCTGTTAATGCAGGAGCATCACCGATTGGTGATTGCCATCTTGCATCGGTTGTATTTTTTACCCAAGACGCATATGGTTTTTTAGGCCAGAAAATATTGTTATCTTCGTCCCACTCATAACCTATACCTGCATAGTTTCCTCTAAAAGGTGTACCACCTAATTTATGTTGATTGTTATATGTATTGTATGAGGTTTGAATCCACATTTCTGCAGGCCAATTATTATGTTGTTGTAAATATTGTTGACCTACTGATTCATCCTCAACACCATCAGCATTTAACATATCTTTATTATCAAGTGTTAATACTTGAATAATTTTTCCGTTAGATCCTAGTTTTGCAAAATGTGCCATAATGTTTCTCCTTATATATTAATTTTTAAGTTCAGTAAATACATATTAATTTTGAAATTTGTATCTAATTATTACAATTCCTGAACCACCTGCACCTCCAGTGTGAGGTCCAGCCCCTGCTCCACCACCGCCACCACCAGTATTAACTGTACCTGCTACTCCATTACCACCTTTATTTCCTGCTCCACCACCACCAGCACCACCTGATCCCGCAGTTCCATTATCGTAAGATCCACCTCCACCACCACCTGAAAAATATCTTCCATTAGCAGCTAAAGGACTTGGTGTTTGACCATAACTTGGTGCTGTTGGTCCAATAAAATCACTTGGAATATTTGATCCAGCTCCACCAGGATACCCACTATGAATTGGAGAGTTAAGAGCTGTAGGATAAGGAGAAGCACCTGCTCCACCACCACCAGATCCTGCTCCTCCAGATGAAGGATGTCCTTCAAGCGCTGGATTTCCTTGCGGAGGACTTACTGGAGGAGTATTACCTGCTCCTTGTGCACACGAATAATAAGCCCCACCACCAGATCCTCCTGGTGCTTCAGGGTTGTTAGGAGATGGTCCAGGGTTTGGATAAGCTGATCCGCCTCCACCACCTGTTGATGTAATTGTTGAAAATACTGAAGGAGTACCTCTTGATCCGTGACCGCCAGGTGCGCCTGAAGCTGGTCCAGCTGCTCCACCACCACCGACTGTAATAGGCATACCTCCTGGTGTAACGGCTGCACCGATAGGAGCATTTAAACTTGCCCCTGGTCCACCATTACAAGGTGTTAAACCTGAATTATTAAGAGCAGTAAAAGATCTCCAACCTCCACCGCCAGCACCACCTCGTCCACCACAACCAGGAGCATTTGCTCCACCACCGCCACCACCACCTGCTACTACTAAATATTCTACTTTGTCACTGCCTTGTGGATTACCAACATTAGAAACACACAAAGTTCCTGGTCCTGTAAAAATATGAATTTTGTTATCACCACAAGTTATTGTTGTATTACCACCAGTGGCAGCTATGTATTCTGCTTGACTTGCATCTGATTGTAAACCTGAATCTGTTACTAACCAACCTTGTGTTGAATCTACAAAAACTAGAGTTACAGCTTGTCCTTCTGTAGTTAAACTTGCATTAGTAGTTAAACCACCTAATTTATCTGAACCATTTAAATCTAATATAGCTTTATTTGTATCAAAAGTTGCTGCGTAATCTTTAAATCCAACAACTGCTCCTGCAGTTCCTGCTGGAAGACTAACTGTTATTTGTCCACTTGATGTATCTAAAAAATATCCTTCACCAGCTGTCGCTGTAAAATTTCCTGTTTTAACTGTTGTTTGCCAATTAACAGCACCTGTAGCTCCAAAACCATTTGCAGTTCCATTGTTTGTTATTGTTACACCACTTGGAATTGTAAATGTATCTCCACTATCTCCTAACGTGGTTGTACCACACGCTGCTCTTGGACTAATTTTATTTACTTTTATTTCACTCATTATTGATACCTATACCTTATTATTACAATTCCTGATCCACCAGATCCACCAGCTCCATTATAACCCCCACCACCAGCACCACCTGTATTAGCAGTTGCTGATCCACCAGCTCCTGGAGAGGTAGGTCTTCCTGGTGCGCCTCCACCATCACCTCCTGGTCCAGCATCTGGGTTTGGACTACCTCCAGATCCACCGCCTCCACCTGATCTTGCAGTTAAAGTGTCATTAATTGAATTTGATACTCCATCTCCACCTTGACCTGAAACTGGTCCGGGAAAACCTGTTTCACCTGCACCTCCGCCACCTCCAGCTCTTCCTGAACCTGGATGTCCAGCACCGCCTGGATTACCTTGTGGTGGTGATACAGCAGGTGTATTACCATTTGCACCTGATGCTGCCGAAGGTCCTCCACCACCAGATCCTCCTGCTGATCCTCCAGCGCCTCCACCTGCAGATGTTATTGATGAAAAAATAGAATTAGAACCTGCTGAATTAGGTCCACCACCAGCTCCAACAGTTATAGAAAGTGGTCCAGTAGCAGCGGTTAGTCCAACATTACTAGCTAAAGTACTCGATGCAAAAGGAGCTTTAGCGTTTGAATCATTTGCTTCTCTATATCCACCAGCTCCACCACCACCATTTTCATATCTTCCACTAGGACCACTTCCACCTCCACCACCAGCTACTACCGTATAATTTAATATATTACTTCCTAATGCATTACCTGCAGAAGAAATACAAAAAGTGCCTGGTCCTGTAAATGTGTGAATTTTTGTATTACCACAAGCCCCACATGTAATAGTCCCACCTGTTGCAGCAATAAATTTTGGTCCTGCAGCAGATGAATCATTTTCTGATACTGGAAGCCAACCTTGTGTTCCATCTATATAAACTAAAGTAAAAACTTGTCTATTTATTGTTATTTTTCCATCTTGTGCAGCCCCTTGAAAATTAGAACTATTTCTACCTATTGTAATATTGTTTGTTGCTGCCGTCCCTGCATAATCTGCTATTGCTACAATGTTTCCTGCACTAGGAGATCCGGGTAGTGTTACTGTTACTGCTCCTGAAGTTGTGTTTACAAAATAACCTTCACCACTTGAAGCTGTAAAATCTCCTGTTTTAATTGTTGTTTCCCAAGTTACAGCACCTGATGCGCCAAATCCTGTTTGAGTTGCTCCCGATGCAAGAGCTACAGTACCACCGCATCTACCAATTGTAACTGTTGAACCACAAACAACAACTGTATTACCAGATCCTGATCCCACCGTTGTTGTTGCACTACACTTTTTAATTATATTAGAAGCGTCTGAAACTTTTTGTATATTATCTACTTTAATAGTACTAGTCATTATTGAAATTTATACCTTATTATAACAATTCCTGATCCACCAGCTCCTGCCACTGGTCCATTTCTTGAGGCACCACCTCCACCACCAGTATTAGCTGTTCCATCATCACTTGGATGAGATCCACCTGGACCTACATACCCAGTTCCACCGCCTCCAGGTCCACCTGCACCACCAGATGAGTTTCCTGAACCTCCACCTCCACCAGCTCTTGTTACAGGTGATTGAGTAATACCTGATGTTAATCCCGCACCACCTGCTCCTGCTGTACAGTTAGATCCTGCACTCCCAGCAGCACCAGCACCTCCACCACCAGAACCACTATTTGTTGAGTTTGTTGTTCCTCCAGGATTACCTTGAGAAGGACTTACAGGAGGTGTATTTCCTGCACCACCAGCTAAATTAGGATATCCGCCACCACCGCCAGAACCTCCAGATCCTCCTACACCTGGAGTTGGACTAGGGTTATAACCACCAAATCCCCCACCAGTAGAGGTTATTGTTGAAAAAATTGAATTAGATCCAGAATCTCCTGGTCTATTTGATGGAGAATTTGGTTTTCCAGTTGCACCAGCACCAACTGTTATTGGATAACCTTGAGCTGTAACAGGTAAACCTGTTCCAGCGTCTGCTGGACTAGTAGTCCAAGGTGTGCATTGAGGAGTTTTACCTTCTCTATAACCACCAGCTCCACCGCCACCTCCTCTATTATTAGCTCCACCGCCACCACCAGCAATGACTAAATAAGATACTTCATTTGATCCTACTGCATTTCCACCACAAGAAACGCAAAAAGTTCCAGGGCCTGTAAAAGTATGAATTTTTATATCACCGCAAGTCGTTACTGAACCCCCTGTTGCAGCAACAAATTGTGCTGCTTGTTTTATTTCTGCATTATCATTAACAGGAACCCACCCTTGAGTTCCATCTACATAAACAAATGTTACTGCTTCTCTATCTTTATCTATTAGACCATTCTCAGCTACACCTTGCATGTTAGATCCATTTCTATTTATTGTAATATTATTGGTTTTAGCTGTTCCAGCGTAATCAGAAAAAGCTACAATATTACCAGCAGATGGGGATGCTGGCATATTAACTGTAATCCCTCCACTTGTTGTATTTACAAAATATCCCTCTCCGTTTGCTGCTGTAAATGTGCTTGTTTTAATTGATCCAGTTTGCCAATTAACAGTTCCTGTTCTACCAAAACCAGATTGACTAGCACCCGTTCCTAAAGTTACCGTATCACCAGATTCACCTAGTGTTAATGTAGTTCCGCATTGTGGTGCAACTGTATTTACTTCTATCTTACTCATTATACTATTACCAAAGTTCCTGTTACTGTTATAGTGTTAACAAAAGTTACTGGACCTGCTAATACTGCAGACTCAATAACTATATCTTTATTATCCATAGTTTGAGCATGAGTATAAATTTCTTCTGACCCAGGTTTGTTACCTATGTATATTGTATTATATAAACTATCCATTTATCCTCCTATGCACTAATTGAATCAACAACACTAACATAAACATCAGCACTTGATGCAGTATCTGATTCTACTTTTAGTACATCAGTACTCTGCATTACAAATTTAGCACCACCTGAAACAAGTTCTACTGCACTGTTTGGTGGGATGCTTAAATCTTTGCAAATAAATCTTGTTTGTGATCCACCTACACTCACAAATAC